TGTCGTGAACGCCACGATCTATGTAGTGGAGTCTGACTATTCGTGGGCTTCTGATCAGAACGGTATCTATGCGTTGGGTACTGGTTCTGCGTATGCGTTGGGCGCAATCCACGCCTATCGCAACCAGCGTGCGATAGCGACGATTCAGAACGCTAAGACTCTCGCAACCAAGGCACTGAAGGTCACCGCACGCTTAGACCCTTACACGGGACTGCCGATACAGACCTTCAGTCAGACGTTCGGCAAGTCGAAGCCCGCCAGCGACTAACCACAACATCTTGTAGGCGAAGCACCAGAATCACGGTTCCACCTACAAGGCGACAGACGCGTCAGTGCCTACGATCTACGGCGATGGCTCGTTCCACCAAACTCGCTGACCTCATGGTCAAGGAAACAAGTGGCGTGGACCACCCTGCCCATCTTCACGAAGGCTGGCTTGTCATGAAATCGGAAGACATGGACACTGCCCTTCTGGAAGTAATCAACACCGAAGAAACAAAGGAGAACCCAGTGGACCTTGAAGTCACTGAGACACCTGAGCCGGAAGTGGAGAAGGCTGTGGAAGCCGACGACTCGGTTCGCAAGGAACTGTCGGACCTTCGTAAGCAGTTGGACGACATTCGCAAGGAGAAGGAAGCGTTGGAAGCGGTTCGTGCGCTGGACAAGGCAACCGAAGTCGCTAAGGCTTGGGAAGCCCTGCCGGAGTTGAACGCTGACGAGTTCGCCCCTGTGCTGTGCGCCCTTCGCGCCCAGTTGCCCACGGAAGCCGAAGTCATTGAAAAGATTCTTGACGCTTCGGCTCGCGCTCTCGCTGAGTCGTCCGTCCTCGCTGAGATTGGCACGACTGCCAAGGCTGAGAACGACGCATGGGCAACCATTCAGGCCCAGGCGCAACAGATGGTGATTGAAGGCAAGGCTTCGGACTTCGCCAAGGCCGTGACCCTCATCGCCACAACCAACAAAGACCTGTACAACCAGTACTTGACCCAGAAGGGAATCTGACCAATGGCTTACGAAGGCGCACAACTCAAGTTGGGCAATCTCACCGCCGCGGCTGACCTCTCGGCCAAGCAGTTCCACTTCGTGAAGTTGGCTTCTGCGACGACCGTGAACGTCTGTACCGCGATCACTGACGTTCCTGTAGGTGTTCTGTTGAACACGCCGACTTCGGGACAGGCCGCGGAAGTTTGTATCTTCGGAATCACCAAGGTGGTTGCTGACGGTACGCTCGCGGCTGGCAACATCATCGGCACTTCTGCTGACTCGCAGGCTGACGCAATCACTCGTGGCACTGACACGACTGTGACCGTCATGGGCCACGCTGTTGAAGCGGGCGCGGCTGGTCAGACCGTCACCATGTTCCTCAACCCCACCGGCTGTCGGGCCGCGTGACCTAAGGAGAAACCACAATGCCTCAGCCCACTCAGTCTCAGGTCCATGTTGACGCGATCCTGACGAACATGAGCGTCGCCTACATGAACGAAATGGATTCGTTCGTGGCTTCGCGAGTGTTCCCGACGATCAGCGTGAACAAGCAGTCCGACAAGTACTTCACCTACTCGCAGGCAGATTTCTACCGCGATCAGGCGAAGGTCCGTGCCGATGGTACGGAATCTGCTGGTTCGGGTTACTCGCTCAGCACCGACACCTATTCGTCGTCGGTGTGGGCGTTACACAAGGACATTGGTGACCAGGTTCGTGCGAACTCGGACACCCCGCTTGACCCCGACATGGACGCAACCCGCTTCCTCACGCACCAGATGATGATTCGTCAAGAGCGTGACTGGGCCAGCAACTACTTCACCACTTCGGTGTGGGGCAACGACAGCACCCCCAGCACCCTCTGGGACGCTTCTGGCTCAGACCCGATTGGTGACATTCAGACGGGAATCAACACGATTCTGTCGGACACTGGCTACCTGGCGAACACTCTTGTTCTCTCGTACGCGGCTTACAAGACGCTTCGTAACCACACCGACTTCGTGGACCGTTACAAGTACACCAGCGCAGATTCCATCACGCCGGAACTCATCGGTAAGGTTCTTGACCTTCCGCGAGTCATGGTGATGAAGGGTGTCTACAACAGCGGTGCTGAGGGTGCTTCGGCTTCCTACGGCCAGATTGGTGACAAGGACGCTCTGCTTGCCTACGTCGCCCCGTCTGCTGGTCTGATGACCGCTTCGGCTGGCTACAACTTCGTGTGGAACGGAGTTGGTGGTGGACTCGGAACCAGCGTTGCGGTGAGCAAGTACCGCATGGACTGGTTGCGTGCTGACCGCTTGGAGATTGAATCGGCTTGGGACTTCAAGGTCGTTTCGTCTTCGCTCGGTTACTTCTTCAGCAACCCTGTTTCGGCCTGACCGAACTAACTGAATCAACCGCCGAAGGGCTGACGCTGGGTTCGTCCTAGCCTCAGCCCTTCGTTGTTCTAAGGACACCGCATGAATAATCGAAGGAGTGACATCGAAGCGACAGCACTCGCTTTGACTGGTTCTAATCAGACTATTTCTGGACAGTTGGTGTTCCTTGGCATTTCAGCCTCAGATGAGGGTTCAGGCTCAATCAAGATTCACGTTTATCATGGAACGGCCGACACCGACCCTCACATCGCTGGTATCGCCGCGCAGAGTGGCGGGTCTGACACGCTCTGGTTTGGACCGAACGGCATCAGTTGCCCGAACGGTATTTATGTCAAGGTGTATTCAGGCTCACCAGAGGGTTCGGTATTTCTAAAAGGAACAGTCGTCTAAGGATTATGGTGTTGTTCTACAGATAAGGAGTATCTATGTCCATTTCCAACTATGCCGAACTGAAGATTCTGGACCATCTGACAGGCACGACCGCATGGACCGCACCAACTAACGCCTACCTTCAACTTCATACAGGTGACCCTGGCGAGACAGGCGCAAGCAACGTAGCGTCAGAGAACACCCGCAAGGTAACTGCGTGGTCAGCCGCGTCGTCTGGTTCCATCTCAATCAGCGCAGAAGTCGAATGGACGAACGTCAGCGCAACCGAAACGTACACGCATTGGTCGCTGTGGGACGCTTCAAGTGGTGGGAACTGCCTGTTCTATGGGGCGTTGTCGGCAAGCGCAGTTATGACCGCAGGTGATTCGTTCAAGTTCACATCGCTGACACTTAGCCTTGATTGAGTAGATAATGGCGGTCTATGACGCGCCAGTTCTCTACGAGTCAGACCGCCTGTTCTCAGGCGTTCTAAACGCTGAACGGACTGGCTCTGGTTCTGGGGCAGGAACGTCTTCGTCGTCCACGCTTCGCACTACGTTCGCTGGCGGTACAGCCACAGCGACAAGTTCTGTTTCTGCTGTAGGGGTGCGCGTATTCGCCACGTCAGGCGTTGCTTCAGGCGTTGCGTCGTCTACTGCCAGCCAGGTGGTTACGGTCGTTAGAACGGCTTCTGCTACTGCCTCAGGGGTTTCTAGTGGGGCGTTCAGTATTGGGCGAGTTCGTAGTGGTTCTGGTTCTGGGGAATCATCGTTTGCGTCGTCTGCTTCCCGTGTGGTTCTCAGAACTGGGACAGCCAGTAGTTCGTCATCGTCGTCATCGGCAGAAGTTGTTACAGCGTTCCGAACAGCAACTTCGTCTGCTAGTTCGTCATCGCTGAACGCTATTGAGGCAGGTCGCCTTCGTACCGGCTATGCGATTGGTGTCGGATACACAGAAGGTGATGTTGCTGGAATCGCAACACGCGCCAGGTCTGCTGTCGGCACGATGGTCGGTTATGGCACGTCCACACGAATAGCGACCCGTCTGCGTTCTGCGTCTGCGTCAGGTTCGGGTAGTTCGACCAGTTCTGGATTCAGGGTTGTCGTTCGTTCTGCTTCAGGTTCAGGTTCGTCGTCATCTACTTCGACGCGTGTCAAGGTCGGGGCTAGAAGTGAAACAGGGATTGCCATTTCGTCCTCTGAGGCTGTACGCCTGCTCACCAGTCTTCGTTCTGGGACAGGCCAAGGGTCAGGGTCCAGTACCAGCAATCGTCGCCTGACAGCAATAAGGATTGGTTCAGGTTCGGCAGTTGCGTCGTCCACCGCCACCGCAGGGCGTGACCCCAACATTACGTCAGCAAACGGAGTCGTCGGAGTTAGCACCGAAGCAATCGTTGTCAGCGTCAATGTCCTGCGACAATCGGTACAAGCAAGCGGAAGTACAATAAGCGTAGGCGTTAGCGGTGACAGCACCGCTGTGACAGTAGGGACTTGACATGGCAGACGTATCTATTCGGAAAGGCGACAGGCTTCCTGCTCTTACGCGTCAGTTCCTACAGGGAACCACCCCAGTCAATCTGACTTCAGCCACCGTTGTCTTCAACCTATGGAACGCTTCAACAGGAACACAGGCAATCACCAATGGTTCCTGTACCGTCACCGACGCTGTTGATGGAGATGTGAAGTATTCGTGGACAGCAGGCGACGCAACCCTCGCGGCTGGTTCATACATCGGCACATTCACAGCAACTTTTAGCGATTCGACAACATTGACTGCGCCGAATAACGGCATGATCACTGTCGAAATCTACGACACCACAGAATCAAACTGGTCATACACGGGCGACCCTTCGGCCCGCGCCATTGACGCAATCAGATTCTTGATTGGGGACACAGACAGTAACGATCAACTGATCACTGACGATGAAATCCTGTGGGTGAATCGTGAAGCGTCAGGCACTTCGACAGGCACAACAGCCCTGTACGACGCGGCGTATCGGTGCTGTATCACCATTGCGTCCAAGTTGGCACGTCAGGCAGATAAGCAGATTGGTGACTTGCGTGTGTCCATGAGCCAGAAGGCTGACGGATACCGTAAGCAGGCACAAGAACTGAAGTCGTTGTCTATGCGTGAAGGTGGCGTACCGATTCCGTATGCGGGCGGTATCACGTTCTCAGATAAGGAGATTGACCAGGACAACAGCGACATTTTCGCTGGCTGGTTCGCTTCAGGACAGTTCAACAATCAGCGTGACGGTGGCGGTCAGAACACAAACCAAGGTATCCAGTATTTCGGGCCTGGGGCTGACACATGACGACACAGGCCACCCAGTTCCTAACTGATCTGAAAGACCTTGCTGTGTATTCGGTGACGATCACAGCGAAGTCATCAGTGAACGCCTACGGGGAAGTGGTCAGGTCGGGTTCAGGCACATCGTATTCGTGCTATCTACACAAGGTCACCACAAGCGACCGCAGTCTCACGATGGACGGGCAAACCGTCGAATACCGAATGTACATTGCGTCAGAGTCCTACAGCCCTTCCCTAGACGATCTGGTGACGTTCTCTGGTGTGTCTCGTCCTGTAGTTGAAGTGGACGTGCGTCTGGACGAGTTCGGGCAACAGTTCGTGGTGTTGGGTTTGGGCCAACCAAGGCGGTCGTAATGGTCAAGATCAAGATAGATGTGGGTTCGCTTCGTGAAGTTCAGCAGGCGTTGGCTGTGGACGCTGAAGGCGTGGGACGCGCGGCTAAGGCTGGTGTCCGTCAGATGGGTGAAGACATTCTGAATGAAGCAGACCAGATGGTCCCGTTCGACACTGGTGCGCTGGCTAGTTCCCGTGCGATGAAAGAAACCCACTACGGAGACAAGTACACGGTCGAAGTTGGCTACGGAAATAGCGGTGTCCAGTATGCGCTAGTTCAGCATGAACGCCTGGACTTCTTCCACCCGCCGAAACCACCGAACAAGAGCAAGGTGGGTGGCAGGCAGGGTACTGGGCCTGGGGCTGACCCCGTGACGGGTCGTGGCCCTAAGTTCCTTGAAACACCGTTCAAGAAGTACACGAAGGACGTTAGTCAGACCTTGGCTGGCTACATTCGGGCGCACTACAAGTTGGGTAGATAATGGCAACTCTGGTGGACATTGCGAACTATCTGGACGCGAACGTCGCTGGGCTGACGTTGGGTACGAACCTGTTCATCGGTCGTATGCCTGACGACCCGAACGCCTGTGTCGCTGTGTATGAGTACGGTGGAACTCGCCCAGACAACACGATGGGTGGCGGTGCGCCAGTCCTACAGAACCCCAGCGTTCAGGTGCGTGTGCGTGACACGTCGTATGCCTCAGCACAAACGACAGCGAACCTGTGCTTCGTAGCCCTGGAAGCAATCGTGGACGAGACAATCAACACGACTCGCTACAACCGTGTGACTGCGATTCAGTCCCCATTCCCGTTGGAACGTGACCCTGAAGAACGCATTGTGTTCGTTCAGAACTTCGACGTGAAGCGCGTGTTCTCATGAGCGTGGACCCGTATGCGGAAACACGCACAGTTGCTGAACGTGAACGCAAAACACGCACGCAGGTGCGCTGTGGGAACTGTGTGAAACTGTTGGCTGAGATGGTGACAGCCCCGTGGCGTATCAGGTGTCCACGCTGTAAGGAACTGAACGAGTCAAGTTCCTAGAGTCGCCAGGGAACCCACCCGTCACCGTGCTTCTCTAGTGAATAGAAGTAGACCAACAGGCCACTGCGTAGGTTGGTTTCACCATCGAACAGTGCTTCGCAGTTCTCTGCGACACCGTAGTGGGGCAGGAAGCCGATAGGCCACCAGCGGTTCGGCAGTACCCATGACCCATTCAGTTGAAGGTAGCCCCTTGACCCGCACTTGGTTGGGTCTTTCACGTTATGTGCGTCGGCCTGACAACGGGATTCACGAAAGACGATTCGGTCCAGTTTCGGCATTTCTTCGACAGGCCACCCAACCTTGTAGGCCAGGTCCAAGACTTCAGGGCATTTCGGTGTGAAGTCCAAGACCAGTGGGGGCTGTGTCGTGGTCGTAGGGGCAGGGACAGTGGTGGTGGTCGTCGTCGCAGGTGCTGTCGTAGTTGGGGCTTCGTGGGTGACGGGAACAGGTGTGGAAACAACAGGAGAGGCGTTCCCGCCACCACACGAAGCGATCAGGGAGAGCAACGCGCCAACGCCAAGGGCGAAGGGTTTCATGACGATCATGTTACAGCGCGCTCGGTTGGGAGTTCGGTCGCGCTACTGCGAGACAAGCAAGACAGCGACGAACAGCAAGGCAAGAAACAGAAGTCGAAACATGGTGCGTTCTCCTATGCGGAAAGGGGGGTGATAGGTGCGCCAGTGTCCCGACTGAACGCACCTACCACCCAGGTGTCATCGAAGGAACTCGCCCCGATTCGGGGGAGTATCGAAGCGTGCCTTCGACAACACCGCCATGTTCAGCAAGGCAACCATACCAGGAATCATGGCGAACTTGTGGTCCATTGTGAGAAGGGCCGAAGCAACCAGCGCAACGTAGTTGGCCCAGCAGAGCATGGTGACCCAGCGTGGCGTAGAACGCCTTCTGGTGGCTGTACGAGGCACGAAAGTCTGTACATGGCTCACAGGGAACCACCCCGATCTTGGAAGCGTCCAATGGCTTCTATGACGTGGTGGTAGTAGTCGCCTAGATGGGCGAAGAAACCTTCGGGCGTAGCGACCACGTTCCACACTACGAAGGGGTGGTACTCGCCAGAACGAATACACACTGCCACCCACACGGCGCGCACTTCGCCTGGGTCGCGTTCAATGATCTTGGTACAAGCGACAACGATTGCGCCGTTCATGAGTTGCGACCCCACCTGAAGTGTGTCGCCCATCGTGTAGGTCGTGGTCATGCGTTTGCTTCCTTCTTGATTCGGGCAATGGTCAGCAGGGCTTCCCGTATGTCCCACAACTGGAAGATGACCTTGCGGTCATGTGGGTCGTCTTCGTGAAGTCCAATCTGGTAACTGTTCAGTGCGTTCAACAGCAAGGTGATGTTCTTGCTGATCTTCTCGCACGCGTCGTGTTCTTCAGTGGTCACGGTTCTCTCCTTGGGTAGTTGATTCCACTATGGGGATTCTAGTCACATAGGTGTGGCAAGTTCAAGCACCCTTGTAGAACCCTGCCATGACCAGGAGTTACAGCGAACCCCTACCAGGTCAGTGTTACCGTATGGCGGTCAGCAGTGCGCTTCGTCGCCCCAGGTGTCCGTGTGACCATCTCGTCAGAGTGGTCGCGTGGCGTTCCCAGAGGGAGACACAATGCGATTCAAGGTCACTGGTGGCGCAGATGGTGTCAGCGGTATTGAAGTCGCTGGCAAGCGATACGAAGCAGGCGACGACGTAGAACTGACAGCGAAGCAGGCTGAATGGCTTGTGGACGCTGGCTACCTGGAACCGTTGGACGGGTCCAAGAAGTTCGTGAAGCCCGCCCCTGCCCCTGCGCCTGCCCCAGAACCAGAGCCGACGACCACCGAAGTCGTCGCTGACGAAGCGTCTGACGACGCAGGAAGTGAGTTCTAATGCCCACCTTCGTTCACGGCAAGGGGACTGGTGTCCTGTTGGACCAGTACAACCTGTCAGAGTATTTCAACTCGGCTGACGTAGCGCAGAGCATTGACGTGGCTGAAACCACGTCTTTCACGGCTTCGTCCAAGTCGTACATCGTCGGTCTTCAGGACGCGACGCTAAGCCTTAGCGGTCTGTATTCGCAGGACTCAGGCGGTTCTGACGCTGTGCTGTCAGGAATCCTTGGAACTGCCACAACCCCGCTGGTGACCATCGCCTTCGACATTGGGACCATTGGGAATCGTTGCGTCACAGGTCGTGTCCACGAAACGAACTATTCGATCAGCAACCCCGTGGCTGACGTGTCGTCGGTGACCGCCGACTTCAATGCCAGCACTGACGCAGTGTCGAACCAGACCTACGGACTTCACGGTGGTGTCATGCTCACCACGGGTGCGTCTATCGCCTTCGGTTCACTCGGCAACCTTGCCAGCGTGGACAATGGTGCGTCTTCTAGCAGTGGGGCTATGGCTGTCCTTCATGTCACGGCGAACAGCGTCGCTGGTGGTGACACCACGATCAAGGTTCAGCACTCGGCAGATGACAGCACCTACGCAGACCTGATTACCTTCACCGCAGTCGGGGCTTCAACCCTTACCAAGCAGTTGAGTCCTGTTACTGGCACGGTGAACCGTTATGTGCGTGCCACAGCAAGCACAGCAGGGTCGTCAGGTTCCATCACTTTCAACATCGGGTTCGCCCGCTTCTAATCAAGGAGACAAGAAATGCCCACTTTCGTACACGGCAAGTCCACCGACTTTGAGTTGGACGACACCGCTGGAACTTCACGCAACCTCAGCAACGTGCTGACCAGCGTGGACTTCCCCGAAACCATTGACGTAGCGGAAACGACTGCGTTCGGTGCGACCAGCAAGTCGTACATCGTTGGCCTGAAGGACGCGACCATCTCGGTCAGCGGAATCTGGGACGCAACGGTGGACGGTTATGTCGCTGGCGGTGCTGAGCCTGCTTCCCGTTCGTTCATCTACGGACCTGCGGGTTCGACCGGTGGAAACGTCAAGTACACTGGTGAAGCCATCGTCACGAACTACAGCGTCAGCAACCCTGTTGGCGATGTTGTTACGTTCTCCCTTGACCTTCAGGTCACTGGCGACGTAACTCGCACCACATACTGATTCGCATAACCAACCAACATAAGGAGTGTGACCATCGTGTCCATGCGAGACAAGATCAGATCAGCACGCGACATTCAGTCGGAAATCGTGGACGTACCAGAATGGGGCGTTGCTGTCGAAGTTCGTTCTATGAGCGTTCGACAGCGCGCCGCGTTCGTATCGGCTTCACAAGACCAGTCTGAAGAAGGCGTTCAGCGAGTGGAGAAGGTGTACGGCGGGATTCTCGTTTCGTGCGTCTTCGACCCTGAGAACGGCGAAACAGTCTTCGATGAAGACGACCTGTCGTGGCTGATGACAGAGAAGTCAGGGGCTGTTATTGACAACCTTGTGGGTCGTTGCTTGGAAGTGTCGGGCCTGAAAGAAAAGGCCATTGACGAAGCGGGGAAATCCTACTTGGGTTCGCAGACAGAGATGGGCGAACCCACCCAGAGCGACGCGCCTACTTCTTCCTAGCACGGGAGTTGGGCATGACCGTTGGACAACTGATGGACAACATGAGCAGTTCAGAGTTCGTCGAATGGATTGCCCTCTACAAGATTGAAGCCAGCGAACGTCAGCAGGCACAACAGCGTGCTAAGTCACGCAAGGGCCGATAGTCATGGCTGACGGGAATGTCGGGCGCGTCAATGTAGAACTGGGTCTTGATGACAAGAACCTGAAGCGCGGAATCAAGCAGGCTGTCCAGTCCCTAGAGAAGATCGGTGATTCAGCCGAAGCGGTAGGTCGCGACGCTGAACAGTCTTTCAATAGGGCTGGGCAAGCCACCCAGCAGTTCGGTTCTAAGGGCGTTCGTGTTGCCTCTGACCTGTCCAACAGTTACATGGGCCTACAGGCCAGGGTCAAGGGTGTAGAGACTGCCACAGAACGCTACAAGCGTGAAATGGAGTCGCTGAACCAGGCGACGAATAAGGCGCAACGCAACCTGTCTGAGATGGGGCGCAACCTTCAGAGCATTGGCACGAAGATGTCAATGTCGCTCACGTTGCCCCTGGTTGCTACATCAGCCGCGGCGATCAAGGTTGCGAACGACTTTGAGTTCAGCATGGCTTCTATCGTCGGCTTGGTCGGTGTTGCCAGCGAAGAAGTTCAGGCAATGGAAGACGACGTTCGTAGCATGGGCAAGGCTTACGGTGTGTCTGCGACGCAAGCCGCGGACGCGTTGTTCTTCATCACGTCGGCTGGTCTTCGTGGTGCTGACGCAACAGGCGTTCTTGAACAGTCATTGAAGGCTTCAGCGATTGGCTTGGGTGAAACTGCTGTCGTCGCTGACCTCGCTACGTCAGCCCTGAACGCATACGGCGCAGATGTGTTGTCAGCGTCAGACGCAACAGACGTAATGGTCGCCACGGTTCGTGAAGGCAAACTTCAAGCGAACGAACTCGCTGGGTCTATGGGTCGTGTGTTGCCTCTTGCTTCTGCGATGGGTGTCGGTTTCAATGAAGTCGGCGCGGCTTTCGCGGCTCTGTCTCGTACTGGTACGGACGCAAGCGAAGCCGCGACACAGATTCGTGGAATCTTGTCGTCACTGTTGAATCCGACCAAGCAGGCTGAAGACGCATTGACAGCGATGGGTCTTTCGTCTGCCGATCTGCGTCAGACGATTCGTGAGGACGGTCTACTCGCGGCCCTTGGAATCCTCGCTGAAACCTTCAAGGGGAACGAAGAAGCCGCGGCCCAGGTGTTCGGCAACATTCGTGCGTTGTCTGGTGTCTTGGACTTGATGGGTGCGAACGTCGAAACGACACGCCAGATCTTCGCCAACATGGAAGACAACGTGGGTGACACCGATAAGGCGTTCCAGGTCATGTCGTCTACTGGTGCGTTCCAGGTGAAGCAGGCTATGGCGCAGATGAAGGATTCGTTCCTGGCGTTGGGTCAGGCGATTATTCCTGTGGTTCTACCTGTGTTGGGTGCTGTCACGAAGGCACTGAATGTTCTGGCGAACGGTTTCAATGCGTTGCCTGGTCCGATCAAGACCATTGTGACTGTGTTGGGTGGATTGGTCGCGGCGACTGGTCCACTGCTGGTTGCTGTTGGTCTGGCTGTGAAGGCGTTCGCGGCTCTGAAGTTGGCTATGGCAGGCGCGGCTGGCGCACAGGGCGCAGGTCTGCTGGCGACAGGAATGAAGTCGCTCATTCCGATGTTGTCGAACCCGTACTTCTTGGGCGCGGCTGGTGTGGCTGTTGGTATTGGTTTGGCGTTCCGTGCGATGGGTCAGAACGCCCGTGAAGCGCAGGAACGTCAGGAACGTGTCACTGACGCGTTGCGTACTGCGAATGAACCGACGCTGACCTTGGTGGACAGCGTGACGAAACTTGCTGAGGCTTACAAGGAAGCCGGTAGCGAAGCGCAGAACGTGGACTTGGACACTGTTCAGGAATCCATTCTGGCGACTGAACTCGCGGCCAAGGGTCTTGAACCTGCGTTCAGGGCCACTGGACTGTCGGTCTCTGAAGTAAGTAAAGAACTCGCTACAGGAACAGACGCTTTCAACAATCTTAGCACCCAGTTGAAGAACAGTGGCCTGGACACATACATAAGTTATCTAGAACACGCGGTCGCACAAGAGGTACCGTTCGCTGATTCACTTCTTGCGTCGTATGAGGCCGGTGAAATCAACGCTAGGGGACTGGCAAATCTGGTTGAACTACTTGACGAAACTGCTGACGCGTTCGATGACGCACGAGAAGCGAACGACGCGCAGGCTCAGGAATTGCTGTTCAACGAAGAAAAGATCCAGCGGTACCTTGACCTTCTTGGGGCAGATTTCTTCTTCGCCTTACGAGATACTGCGGTGGCTACTGCTGAAGCGTCAGGAGAACAGTATGTGTTCGCTGAAGCCTTGAAGACTGTTGAGGGTTACGCGCGACGCTTAGAAATAACTACGTCTGGTATGGGTTCGCGCATTGGGTATGTGGGCGACGAGTCTGCGAGTTCAGCGAAGAAGGCAGAAACGCTGGACGCTGTTCTGAATCGTCTGCGTGTCACCAGCGAAGATGGTCAGGTGTCGCTGGCGAAACTTGCTGACGAACTGAAGATCACGGGCGACATAATGGCGAACGAACTTCAACTGATGTTGATGGACGCTACCGACTCGGCAGTTCAACTGTTCGACAAACTGGCTGACGGTGACACGACATTCGCTGATGTGGAACGGGCAACACGTCAGGCCGCGAACCAGATTGCCCAACTGGTTGTGGATACGGCGAACCTTGGTGGCGAAACCAGTGACGCTATCCCCCAGATCGTTCAGATTATTCAAGCCTTGTATGACGGTGCTGAAGCCGCGGGTATTTCCAGCGACAAGGTTCGTGACCTGATTGCTGACATTGGATTCTTAGATTCGCTGTCACCCGAAATCGCCTTGGCATTGACGCTGGACACGACCACCATTCAGAAGCAGATTGACACGCTTATCACGCAGATCAGTGGCGCACGGTCAATGGGTAAAGTGATCGCACTGTCGGAAGAACTCGCTGGCTTGCGTGCTGTTCTTGACGCTCTTGAATCGGCTGAGTCTGTTCGCGCCCCATCTAGCGGTGGCGGTGGTCGTGGCGGTGGTGGCGGTGGGTCGAAGAAGGAAGAAGACCCGTTCGCTTGGGTTGAAGACTGGGTGAAAGACCTCGCCAAGTTCACTGAAGCAGTGCTAAGCAGGGATTTCGCTGACCGTCTGGTGAGTTCGACCGCACCTGAAATCGCTGACGCTCTGGCTGAAGTGCTGGACGAAGCAATGAAGTTGGCGGTGAACATTCTGCCTGGTGGCGAAGGTTTGGAAGCGTTGGTGAACGCCACGTCTGAAGCCCTTCAGGGATTGGCGAACAAGTTGGAAGACACTGGTGACGCAATCGAACCTATTGCTGGGTTGCGTAACAAGTTCCGCGACGCTGTGGCTGAAGTCAGGCGCATGGAAGACGCAGTGAAAGACCTGGAAGACAGGTTCAGGGATTTCAACCGTGTTGAGATTGAAGGCAGGCTGACAGCCTCTGAACTGCTTGATCAGGGACTGGACAAGTACGCAGAACTGAAGACGCTGGTCGAAGGGTTGCGTACAGCCTATGCGGATTTCACTGCTGTGGAGAATCCGCTAGACGCACAGTTGAGTGTGTATCAACAAGCGTCTGACGCGGTAGCGAACCTGCGTACAGAGATTGAAGACCTTGACAGGTTCCTCAGTGGTCCTAGCGGGCTGGAACTGGAACGGTCACGTCTTGAAGGCATGGCTTCAGCGTTGGAGAATCTGCGTTCGGCACAGATTGACTACGCAGAATCCACCCAGCGTTCTTTGTCTGCTGTCCCGTTCGGGAAGCGTGGCGGTGCGCTGTTCCAGGCGAAGCGTTATCTGGGCAAGGTTGAAGCGTTCCGTGACATTCTCAGTGGTCTTCGTGACCGTGAGTTCCCTGTCGAAATCATTCGGGAAGTGTTGTCTGCTGGCATTGACGGTGGCACAGCACTCGGCAAGAAACTGTTGTCGCTGTCGGACGCTGACCTGTCTGAACTGAAGCGTATCCAAGAAACCATCGGGCAGGTAACAGGGCAGATCGGAACGATTGCGTCTGACATTCTGTTCACTGCTGAAGTTTCTGAGGCTGAAGCCGCGTTCGACCGCCAGATGAGTCTGGTGCGCCAGATGTATGCGACTGCGTTGGCTGACGCTGAAGCGAACTTCGCAAGCCAGAAGGCAATCACGCAAGGCTTGTACGAACAGCAGATCGCGCAGGCAGAAGCCGCGTTGGAGAACCAGAAGATCGTCGTTCAGGGTCTGTTCCAGTCTGCGATTGCTGAAGCGAAGAAGAACCTGGAAGAAGCCAGGGGTATCGCACGCGAACTTCAGGAAGAACTTCGCAAGGTTGAAGACGCTATGCGTGACTTGATCACAGCCTTGGCTGACGCTGTTGCTAAGGCGACACAGCCTGCGACGGGTGCGCCAGCGGGCGGTGGCGGTGGCACTGTCCCGACTGGGCGCAATGTTCCAGGCACGAACATTCCCGAAGTGATCGGTGTCGGGGACACAGGACAACCCAGCCCAGGACAGAATGTTGGTGGACCAGATCGCGTGTGGGGTGGCCCTGGCGGTGGTGGCGTGGTGAACGGTATCTTCATTCCACCTGGCATTGACTGGGGTGCGCTCGGTGCGCGTGCGATGGGTGGACCCGTTAGGGGTGGGTCACCGTACATGGTTGGTGAACTCGGCCCTGAACTGTTCGTTCCACGCTCGTCAGGCACAATCATTCCTAATGACATGGTGGGTGCTTCGACGAGTGGTTCCAAGAACTACACGATCAACGTGAACATCGCTGGCGGTCAGAACATCGGGCGCGAAGTGGTGCGTGCCATTGAAGAATACGAACGACGCAACGGGAACGGGTGGCGTTCGTGAGTTTGCTGTACGACACGACGACAGCGTATGAAGCCGACTTCACCTACTACGGGATAGGCAACGGTGTTGCGCCTGTCTTGAAGGTTGAAATGGACTTGTCGTCTTCGTTCCCCACTGAAGTTCTGGACCTTGATTACGGCGGGGTGTTGGCCTACAACACAGTGACTGCCTACACGGGTGAAGATCGGTATGACGGTTTCGTGGTGTTCGATGACATTACCCAGTCCGTGCGGTCTGTGGAGATTACGCGTGGCAAGTCGTCCATGACCTACGATCATTTCGACGCTGGTACTTGTGGCCTTGACATTGCTGACTTCAACAGCACGTTCTTGCCTGATGAACCAAACAGTCCTTACTATCCCAACGTGAAGCCACTAAGACAGGTTCGTGTGTCAGCAACCTGGTCTGGTGAAACCTTCACACTATTCCGTGGCTTCGTGGACCAATGGCAGATCAGATGGGAACCCCGACGAGAGTTCACAGAAGTGGTGGCAGGTTCGACTGACGCTACGAAACTGTTGGCGAACTTCGACACCGAATACCAGGGGACAGACGGTGATTATTCCTGGGAACGGGTGCGGGACTTCCTACTGGATAAGTCTTGGCCGACTGACTTCACTGACATTGACACAGACGGATACTTCGCCATTCTCGTCCAAGACACTGCTGATCGTCGCCCACTTCTGCCCAACCTTCAGGAATACGAAATCACCGAACAAGGCGCATTGTTCGTGTCGAAGGAAGGGAAGATCACCTGGCGCAACCAAGCCGCGGCCAATCCACTAGAAGTACAAGACCCCGACTTCATCTTCTCTGACACAGGCGGTCCTGGCTATGTCACCATGACCGAGATTGACTACCAGGTATCTGACGAGAAGGTCTACAACGTCGTCAGCGTGACCCCGACAGCAGGGTCAGAACAGGTCGCCACCAGTTCTGCGTCCATTGACGAGTACCGTGAACGCGCCCTAATCCTGACAGACGTACCACTGACGACCGACCTACAGGCTGACCAGTTGGCGCAGATCATTCTGGACAAGGAGAAACTGCCACTAAGTCGTATCAGTTCAGTTAGCACCGACCCACGGGTGTCCATTCATTCATCGT